GAGCAAACCACTCAGGATCATCACCACGACGAACGCGAATAACACGCCCCCCAGAATCTCGAATAGCCTTGATTTCATTTGGGAATCTCACATCAGCAATTACATAATTATTCCATGGTGCTTGTTCGCAACGACGCATTACAGTATGAACCCAGAGGTCAGGATGGAAAACATCCCGTCCTGCCTCTGTGCCCATCAGTTGTAGTGCCAATCTTGGTGAGAATTCACGACCAAGTTTGTTTGACCACCACTCATCTTTTTGCTCACGCCATGCTCGAGATTCTGGAGTGTTACCCTCGAGCATTTGACGATCCCAACCAAAGATGATTGAACATGCATCCTTGAGACTGTTTGCGTAACTTTCTTTAAAAAAGTCATGTCGCTCAACCAAGAGATCTGCGACTGTGCCTTTCCCTGCTCCAATGAAGCCAACGAGTCCAACAATCATATAGGATTATAGAGATCCGACGAAGTTTGCAACGGCTGGCATGTCACCAGTAAATGCATATGTACCGATATGATGTGTCTTCATCCATGGGCACAACCAAATCTGACCACCGATCTTTCTCCACCATTGGCAGAACATATAGTCTTCAGACAGATAACGATCTGAACGACCATGATCAATGACTGTGTCAAAGTATGCATGAATGTAGCGAGTGCCGTCGAAATTTGCCTGACCAACATGGTCTGGGCGATAACGCAACTCTGGATATGCATCCTTGAAGCGACCAAACACTTCACGCTTGATGCACATGAAGCCAGTGCCAATTTCGAGCACTTCAACTGGTTCAGCAACCGAGAACTTCTCAGTTCCAGGAACTGGATTGAAGACGAAATCACCAGCCAACTTTTCCATTTCAGAAACAGCCAGATCAGGATGCTTCTTGATGGCTTCCTTAATTGCGCCCCACTTAATGGATTTCTTTGGATATGGACCGCCAACTACATCCTTGTCGAGAGCAAGCAATGCAATCACATCTCTTGGGTCGAAATGAATGTCTGCGTCAATGAAAAGCATATGAGTGAAGCCTTCTGCGCGAAGGAACTCATCTACAAGATAATTGCGAGCGCGAGTAATGAGAGATTCGTTAAAGATAAACGAGAAACGAACTTCAATGCCATACTGCGAACAAACAGATTGCAGATCAAGGCAAGACTTTACATACATGCCGTGGGCAGCACCACCATACATTGGGGTTGCTACGAATAACTTGTATGATCGTAGTTTCTCAATAGGGACTTCTAATTGCATAATTATTCACTCCAGTTGTAAAATTTCTTAATATATTCAAGAATTTTGGTTTGGTCATCGAGATTTTCGTTGACCATTGTCTCTATATAGTCCATGAGCGTCAGCGACCCCATGATATTCGAGATTTTCGTTGCTCGAGAATTCTTAAACTTATCGTCTTGATCATCCTTACGATCCACATGACGCTGTTCTTTGGTATCATGCGATGCAGTCAGAACAAGAACCTTAAACGAATTCGGAAACCACTCTGACAGTTTGTCTAAAAGTTTACCATTGAACAAACGATCACCTTCGAAGATTACATTCACTGAATGATCATTTGCGTTTGATTCATACTCAAGAGTACTGAAGAATTTCTCAGCATCTGGTTGCACAGCCATTGATAGACGATCTGTTCCCTGAAACACATTACCGTCATTTGCATACTTGCCAAGAATATACAAATTTAATTTCTTGGAATACATGGCATCCAAGAGTTTCTCTGGTTTGACAATCTGCCAATCATCAGCCATTGATATCAATCGAAACATCAGAGTGGTCTTGCCAGTTGCTGGCTCACCGCCCATTGCAATCACTTTTACCATAATGCTTCTAGTCCTTGTTGTACTGGGTTTTCATCTGAGAACATCCAATCTAGACGATCTATTCTACCACTTCTTACATAAGAAGTAAACTTTTCTTTGTTGATTGTGGCATTACGAATCGCAAGCCTTGAATCAAGAGTTTCGTTTCTTGCTTGCCAAAGAACATTCCACTCAATGCCAGTCCATCCATCTTTCTCTGCTTGCTGAATTTCTTCAGACTGACGATCAAGATAGTAACCAAGATATCGCCCATGGTGTTCACGGAAGATTTTCTTGAATGAACAAAGGCAAGTTTCCATCGTGAAGAAATCAATTTGATTTAGCAAGTCGGGGTATCTAGATCGCGTCTCCTCAAGTATTGATCTCGATCTTGCTTCAAGAGATTCATATTCTTCTGCAGTAAGTTGTTTATCGTATTTGTCATCTTCGCCGAGGGCAAGAAGCAAACCATTACGATGTGAACGAGAGCCAGAATAATCGTCCAGCATGAGGCTAGTAGGTATACACTTAATGCCAGCAGTATGAGTGAGATGCTGAAGATAAAACCAAGTGGAATAACGACCAAATTTATAAAGACTTCCTTTAAGATTATTCCAAAGGCTGTTAAAAGTTTGCTCTTCGTTGTCTCCATAATAACTCTCCAAAACTTCTCTTTGTGTGCGATTGCCAATAAACTCTTGATAAGATTCGAACATGGCTGGCAAATGACCCTTGTTCCACTTTGTATCTGTTTGGTATCTCAGTCTCTTGTAATTGTGACTATTCCACCAGCGAATACGATCCACAGTGGCGAGTTCATAATCTGGGAACTCATTCTTGAGAACCCATGCAGTTGGTAGTTGATAGGTGTTACCATACAACCACGCAAACCACAATCGCTCTTCGTCATTGTGTTCGTATCGCTGGTGGAGATAGTTAGTGCACCACACTGCTGGGTCACAGTCGCCGAATTTCAGCGACCATGAGTACCAGCGTATGAATTGCTCACGCCTTTCTTTATTCAAATGCAGGTAGAACCTCTACTGTAATCGGAAGATTATTAAATCGAATTGTTTCTTTCAATTTATCAATCCACTTTTCTTCTTCATCATTAACCAATTCTGCCTTTGTAGAATAATAAAGAACAATGGCGCCTGTCTTGGCATCGACAGTTTGCATACGACGAAAAATCCAACCCAGAACTTCAGCATATTTTGCCTTACTTTGAGTTGTACTTACTGCTGCAATATCATGTTTCTCATACTTATCCCAAAGATAATTATTAAAGAATCCATCATCATAAGTGATCAAATTCTTTTGATAACGAAGTTCATTTTGTCCCTTTTGAAATTCTTTCAAAATAGAGACAAGTGCGCCATTCAACATATTCTTTGAATCGCAAACTGATAAGAAACGATCATAGATCAAAGTTCTTGCGCGTTCAACATGTGTGGGCTTTGAAAGATCCAATCCCTCGCGAACAATAAAATTGTTAATGATGCGCTTAAGATCTTCTTTTGAATTTGGCTTCTTTGCTTCAAACGGTCTCTTATTTTCAAGAGCACCAAACATATCATAATTATTGAGTCGCTGTTTTTCAGTCGCACCAAATTCAGTATAATTCAAATAGACGACAGGAACAGTCGTCCAACCTTTTTTGTCTTTCACCATTCTCATGGCGGCTTCAGTTCGATTGTTACCGTCTAGAATGCAATAAGATCCATCTTCCTCAACAACTACAATGACTGGACCAAAAACCTTTACTGCTTCTTCTGGTTGCTCCTTCATACCATCGACAATACTCTTTACATGCGCAGGATCATACTGATTCGTTCTGACTTGATTGCGTGCATATTTGTGAACAGCCTTTGTATCAACCTGATAGATTTGATACTTCTTTTCTACAATATTAGTATGGATAGAAAATACAATACTTTTATCTTCAGCGGAAGTATCAGGAACTTCAATTCCTGGACCACCATTGATATAATCAATGACTGTCTGTTTTATTTTCTTCGTGAGAAGTTTCTCGTTTACACAATGTGCATTATTCTTCTTTAGATAGAATTTATCTGGCTTTGTACTAATTCCATACTTCAATGCAAACCATTCAATAGTCTTAGCCAGATCTTCTTGCTTACTTTCACCAATGAACAAGATTGATTTTTCCATCAATCCTTTGGAATAATCTTCCCAGAATTCTTCATCGTTCAATGATGTGATATAAGTCAGCATGTCTTCACCATCTGCCGACTTCACACCGATGTTCATTTTTCCGTTAATTCGATTTCGGAAACCATAAACAGAAACAGTTGACATAACAAATTACCTATTCACCAACGATATAACAATTATATACTAACAAGAATTAGATGTAAACAGAAATTTGTCTTTAGAGATCAAATACTTCTACACACCCACCTTTTCCCTTCTTATACACTGCTGCATTTATCACAGGATCGGTGAGATCATAGATTCCATCGGAGAAATTCTTGCCATTTATCTTGAACATACTGAGAGAGCATCCGCTCTTTTGT